TGTCCTTTTGGTGTAAATTCATTTGCTACTGAAACTTGCATAAACACATCAGGCTTTTCAGCTACTTCTCCGATTACTCTCTCTAACATCCATCTACCAAATTCAGATGAACCATCTACTTGATTTTGTGGAGTGTTACCCCATCTCAATGGTATAATCTTAATATCATACTTATCCATCTTTCGTATGGATTTCATTAAATCTCTACAATGGTCTCCGTAGCCACTACGTGTAAATATAGGTCCTTGAAATACTAATGTTGGTTTCATTTATATAACTTATTTAATTTTGAATACTTCGAATCTTTCTCTTGGTTTCCAATTTTCGAAAACCGATTCGATTCCGTTTTCTAATTGTTGACACATATTTGTATGTGTTAATCCCATCTCACCAATGAATGCCTCTCTACCTACTAATGCGTTTGCTTTACGGACTTCTTTTGGTGTGTTGTACATTTTCTCAATTGCTTCAGCAACATCCTCTATATCAACTCTATCATCCCAAATATAAGGTGTTGGTACTGAACCTGCTAATGCTAATGCTCTACTCCATACAGGCACTGCCCAAGGACCAGGTTTAGCCTTACCTTCCCACTCTCTCCATTGATGAAGTGAACCAATCTTAATGTAATCATCTGCAGTTAATAGTTTACCATCAACTTCAAATCCACATTGGTCTTGCAATCCACCTGTTACGTTTACAATGATAGGAGTTCCAGCCATTATAGATTCTGCGGTTGCTAATCCAAACCCTTCGTTGTTAGCAATATTAATTGTTGCATCTGCTATATTATAATTGTAATTCAATTCATGTTGCAATCTTCTCTTTTCAGAAAATATGATATTACAATTAGGTGCTACCGCATCAATTACTGCTGGTAAATCAGTTCCGTTCTCATCAACAGGTTGTGTGTGCATTACTAATACACATTTATCTGCTTTCTCCTTACCAATCCTATCACAAAACTTTTGGAATGCTACAATAACATCAGCTGGTTGTTTTCTACGGATATTACGATTACTCCAATATAGAACAAAATCATAATCCTTACCACCTAAAATCTCCTTACGATAATCCGCAGGTACTTCAATTGGTTTATAGATATCAGTATTAATACCATGTGGTACATAACTTACCTGCCAATCCTTTTTAGGTTTCCAAGTTGGTTTAGTATCTAATGCTGATAATCTTTTAATAATACCATATGTTTGGCGAGAGATACAGCCAATCCAATCACAACTCTCATAGTAGTTACGATTGTATAATGGGTCTGGTAAATCATCCCAAATTGCGTAGAATAGGATTGGAACATTTTGCCTTATTTCATGTTCGATATCATACAACCATGTCCAATAACGAGGGTCAGTAAAGTGTAAGATAGCATCTGGTTGTTCGGAATTAATTAGTTGTCTAACCAAATCTGCATTACCATAACCATTCCAAGGAAGAATTTTCAAACTAGCATCTGGTACACCATAGTTCTTTTGAATATCTTCACTTACATCTAAAACTTTTCCAGCTTCTGGGTGATTGATTGCGGCTCCTACTTGAAACCAATCATATTTGTGTATAGTACCTAATACTAACTCTTTTGACATTGTGGCTATACCACTTGCCATTCTTAAATCATCTGAAAGTAATAGGATTTTTTTCTTTTTTGCCATAACTTATTTTTTCATTAAAATTGTGAACCTGAAATTTGTAGTTTTAGATATTCATTCATTTCTTTTCTAAATTCATCATCTGACACGTATCTCTCAACTGTTCTGTTGACTAGTTTTTGAAGTGTTACATCAGAGTCAAAGGATACTTTCTTAAATGATGAATATACATCTTTCAATATTTTCACAGTTGTTAGTTTTGTGTTTTCTTGATTCATTATATTATCGGTTTATATATTTGTATATATAAGTATATTAAAAAATAAAAAACCAATAATTTTTCAAAAATTATTTTGTAGCCTTTTTATCGCATATTCCTCTGTTTCCAAATTCACAAAATTTACAATTCTTTTTTGCTGGACCTGGTACTTTTGGATAATCCATATCTCTATGCTTACCCTCATCATCAAACACTGCATTGATGAATGCCATAAACTCATCATATACTTTAGTAACTGATGGTGCTCCATGTGCTGGAACATGCTTTGATACGTGTGGTATTGGAAATGCGGAATCTTCCGGCAACTTCCTACGAAGGATTTGATATTCTACTCTAATCTTAGATAATGGAATATTAAATAATTCAGAATAGTATTTTTTATATAAAAGAATTTGGGAATTCTTCATCTTATCAGCTTTCTGATACTGATTCCATCCCATCGTAGATGTCTTAAGGTCAATAATGATAATTGAATTCTCTGCCAAATCTCTAAGTACAATATCGATGAATCCAATAAAGTGTACACCTGTCTTAATAGTTGCGTTTAATGGAATCTCAATACCTACTAATTCATATCCACTTTTTGAATAGAATTTGTGCATGTGCTTATCCAACCAAGCTAAGATTCGTCTACCATCTCCATAAAATTCTTCCAATTCAATTTGAGTACAAGGAGTACCCTCACTCATTTTTTCAACTTCACTTTTATAAGCTTCTCTCATTCTTTCCAATAAGAGTTTATCTTTGTTGATTTCATCTGCCTGCTTTTTAGAAACACCATACATAACCGATAGGTAGTGTTGAATTGTTTCATGCATAGCAGTTCCAAAGATTGTATGGATGTTAGAAGAACTTTCTCCTAACTTATCTATGTAGTTTAATTTGTATTGATGTGGGCATGAACTCCACATACTATATTGCGAAAATGATACTTTAGCCATTATGTTGTTTTATTGTATAAAGATACGAAAAATACCCGAGTAAACCAAATTAAACTTTCAGTTTTAACTTAGTAATTTGCTTAGGGTCAGTACCATAATTCTCTGCAATTTCCTTAATATGCATCTTACCGCTGGTAGTTTCATAAAGGATTTTAAGATAATCTTCTGATTCAGTTTCAGATACCTCATAGAATTGCGCTACTAATTTAACAATCCAATCTTCATACTTTTCAGATGAAGCTGGTTTCATATATTTCAGAAATGCTCTTGTCTTAGGTATCAATCCTATCAAACACAAGTACATCGCTTTAGGCGGTGCCTCCTGAATATAAGGTTGTATATCTGCAATCAATTCTATCCACTCAGGTTTCATAGAAAGAAAACGGAGTATCATATAGTTACTCCATGTCTTTTTATCACTCTCATCAAGTGTATCCCAATACTTTGGGTCTTTCTTATCCGTAATTGCGTTTAGATGGTCGAATAATGTTTTAGCCATATTATGCTTCTTCTTCTACTTTTAGACCCGGAGGTAATAATTCATTAAGTACTTCACCACAATCTCCACATAGGAATAATTCTACGGGTAGTACTTCATCCTTTGGTTTGCCTGATAATAATTTAGAAATCTTACGGAATCCAAACCCTTGTACGAAAATTTCACCACCGCATTTCTTACATGCGATTGGGGTTGTTTTCTCCAATGGAATTGCTTTTTCTTCTTGTGGTGCGATTGGTTGCCCACCTGCTCCTAAAATGTTAGCCATGTTAAATAATATTTAATATTTGAATTAATGTAGCTGCTGCGATAATTTCTTTATCAATTGCTACTGCTGATTTACTTACACCATCTCCTAATAAAAGAATGATGTTAGCTGTGTTCTCTCCACCATACTCATCTACCTTATCATATAACATTGTATATAAATCGGTAAAGTCCGTAACTTTAGAATCAATAAGAGCCTGTCTTACTTTCATATACTTATTTCTCTTATCATCCGAAGATTTTAAGATATCAATAATTTTATTTTTGTAATCATTTTCTAATAGATTTTGTACATCCACTTTCAACTTACCTTTGATTGAGTTCAATTGGCAAGTATTAATAACTTTACGAATATCAGGATAAGCTGCGTCAATGATTGGAACTAAATCCTTAACTTCAAATTCAATCTCCTCATTCTTTAGGATTTTGCTAATTTGCATTGCAACATCTTTTTTAGTTGGAGGTACAATCTGAAATGATTGACATCTACTTTGAATTGGTTCAATTACTTTCTCAACATAGTTACAAGTTAAAATGAAACGGCAATGTGCTGAAAATGTTTCCATTAAGTTTCTTAAGATAGCTTGTGCGTTGTGAGTCATATAATCAAACTCATCTAATATAATAATCTTAAATGGTTTGAATCCCATAGAAGATGCAAAGTTAGTTACCTTATTTCTTACAGTATCTACATTGTTCTCCGAAGATGCGTTGATAATCATATAATCACATTCAATCGATTTTACAATTAACTTTGCTAATGTAGTTTTACCAGTACCGGCTTTTCCGTACAAAAGTAAATGTGGAATTTCGCCTGTTTCTAAGTAACCTTCTACTTTTGATTTTAGATGTTCGTTACCTACATAATCAACAAGCTTTGTTGGGCGATACTTTTCTACCCACAAATTATTATTTACTTTTTCTTCCGTTTGTTCTATAAACATATTTAATTTTTTTATTTTCCAGTTGAACCAAATCCACCTTCACCTCTTTCAGTATCCGATAACTCATCAGCTTCTTCAAACTCAATTTCAGGATGGGGAATAATCATAATTTGTGCAATTCTATCTCCTACTTTATAAAAATCATTTGGTTGGATTTGATTAACTTTCATTTCATCATACATACCCTCACTACCAAATAATTTATTGAATGTAGCTTGTAATTCACCTCTATATCCACTATCAATTACACCAACTGAATTACTTAATTGTAAACCAGTCTTTCGGATTGATGAACGAGGAAATACCAATCCTACAAATCCTTTAGGGATTTCTAATGCAATTCCTAATCCATATGTTATTTGAGTTGGGGTATCTGATATAATTGATGTTGCTATTACATCCATTCCCGCATCTCCGTCTTTAGCATAAGTTGGAATTACAGCTAATTCATTAAGCTTCTTTATTCTCACTTGCATTTTCTATATCTTTTTTTAATTCTAAATTTTGTTTAGTTTGAAATTCTCTTAACTGCATACCTTCTTCCGTTAATTCTCTAGCAAACAATTTGAATGTTTTACCAGATTGTTTATTTTTGAAAGAAATATATGCTCCCATAGTATTTCCTATTGTAAATGTAACAGTTGGGTCTTCATCTGCCATATCTTCACTTGTCCAAGCAAAAATTTGTGGTTCATCTTCATCAAACTGAAATACCCACTCACATTGTTCAAACTTTTTTTGTGATAGAGTAATATCACCAATTGATTGTAATTGTTCTGATTGGTCTTCAATTGTTACTTCTTCGTTTTTTGTTTTTTTAGCCTTTGCCATATTATTTTATTTTTTATCTTCCTACTTCTGATAGGTATTTAGTTTTCATTTCTTCCCAACTAATTCCGATAGCATCTATGTAGAATAAATGTTCAGGTTTAATACGTCCTTCATCATGTAGTTTTGTATATCTACTGATTGCATGTTTCTTCCACCATTTGTTAATGTATTCAGTACCTTGCTTAAACTTATCTTTAAGTATTAATTGTTCTTCGGTAATTTCGTTACGAAGGAATTCGCATCCATTCTCATACATCATAGCCATATACACACCTCTCTTAAATCCGTGATGATATTCATTTGCTTTAATACTACACTCTTTGAATATCTTGCCTAATATCTTTTGTTTGATACCACTAACAGGTCCGTTAGCTTCATATCCCATATTAGCACCATTCCGAGCTCTTTCTCTAGTAATATTTTCATCATACCACTCTGAATGATTTTCTTTAATCCATTGATGCCACGGGTCATAGAATTTATCATCCGGCTTCATACTAATTTTACCAGCTGATTCACCTAAAGTTTTGAAAAGTGGAATACCATTATATTGAGAGTGAATACCATACAAAGATGTTGTACCTACTGCAATCAATACGTTCTTATATTTCTCTTTCCAATATGCTCTAACTTCAGGTGTAGTTGTCATCATAGCGATTAACTTACCACCTAAGAAGTTATATCCTAATGGTTGAGTACATACGATAGTAGAAGCAATAGTAGTGTTGTTTAACTTACCATCAACAAATTTATTATCTTTAGTCCAACCAATGAAGTTATCTCTAACTGCCATAGCGGTAACATCAGATGCTAATGAGATTTGTCCTAATAACTTTCCGCTTGTTCTATCCTTTACATTAATCTTTACATTACGGCCAGGGTTTGCTGTAAAATCCATTGTGTGAATCATACGTCTTACCGCCGCCCACTTAGTAGATTCCTTAGGGTCTTCCACAATCTCAACGTAAGGGTCTAACGATTCAATTTCTTTTATCGTTAGCTCCTTATTGTTGATATCAGTTGGTTTCCATTGAGAATCATAATACGATGCGATTTGGGCTTTAGCCTGAATCATTGATGGTTCTTGCAACTCCACCCACTTTTTGTATAGTGTTTGTTCTTGCACAGACATTGTCATCAGATAGTCCATATTTTCAATTAACTTCGTCTTTTCAGATTCAAAGTCAAAGATAGGTTTTTGTGGTTCAGTATCCCAAAAGCTCATAATAATTATTTAATTTCTACTAAGTAATAGTTTGAAGTGTAATCTCCATCAGTAAATGATACATGTGATAATCCCTTAGATGAGATTTTTAATGAAGATGTCTTAGAACCTTTGTTAGCCATTAAAATAGCTTTCAAATACTTTGCAGAAAATGCAATTGGTTCAATATCTTCAGTTGAATTAGTAGCAACATCAATAGAGATTCTATTTGAGTTGATTGAAGAATAACCCAAAATTATTTCAGATTTTCCAGCTTTAGAAGTGAATGTGAATGTATCTGCATCAGATAATGCACCTTTGGATTTGATGAACTTATTGATGAAATCATCGTTCAATGTTACCTCCACATTAAATGGTGGTAGTGCTTTCAAATCAGGTACTGCAGGAATCACCGATGGTGCTGCTAACATATATTGTACCTTAGTTCCTTTATCAGAGAACTTAACTGCCCCAGTTGTTTCTTCAACCGAAATTGCCTCGTCTAATACACTCAACAATCCTTTTAATTGAGATGTAGTATAGATACCAAATTCACCATTAGGGAAATCGGTTTCAGATACTGTAACATCACCTAACAAGGTTTTGTCATCAGAAATCATTCTTACAGATAGATTACTATCATCGGATTTAATCATAACGGATTCAATCTCACCTCCAAGGTTATAACGATTGATAAAGCCATCAAATTTACTTTTGTTCATAATTGAAATTTTAATTTATGTTTTAATTTGTTATACAAATATACGAAAAATACCTGAAAGTACCAAATATTTTAGAAATTATAATTCATTGATTATCAATGATTTAGAAACTAAAAAATTGTTCAGCTGTTTTTTGTGAGGAAAGTACTGCACCCCATCCTAAAGCCCCATAGAAGTCCTCCAGTTTCTTTAATAATTCCCTTTCGAAGATTTTATCATAATCGATATA